AATACGTGCTGATCGTGACAACTTTGAACACCGTAATGATCGGTTTACTTTTGCTAAGTTATCTAAGCAGCCTGATCCACACCATTATCTCCTAGCAAACCTAGTAGAAGATCCGAATATGTGGATCGGTCAAATAGTTACGCCGGAAGGCAACCAAAGATACCTCTCTTGGAAGAAGAGGAAAGAAAGTCTGACATACCTATTTCAGCAAGAGCTGAATAAGATTACTAAAGATGATTTTGTAGTTGAAGGTGGTCAGCATCCCGAGCTTGTACAAAAGTACATGCAAGGTGAGATTGGAATGGAAACATTCATCATTGTCTGTGAGGTCACTGGTGCTATTAAACATTTCAATCAAAAGATAGAAGACACAATCGTGTGGCCTGACATCCGTACTAAGTGTTCTAAGTACAGTAAGTTTATTGACTATGATAAAGAAAAGTTTTCCAAAATAGTTGTTGACTACTTTAAGAATATGTAGTATAAATAATATATCGTTATGATACAGTGGATAAGATAATACATTTAAATATAGAAAATACGGAGAAATACAATGGCAACTAATTTTGCATCCCTCAAGAAAACATCTGGTAATGATCTAGATACCCTCACTAATCAATTGGAAAAGCTGAACCCTCAACGTGAAGCACGTCGTGGTGATGATCGCTTCTGGCAACCTACAGTCGATAAGGCTGGTAATGGTTATGCTGTGATTCGTTTCCTCCCAGCTTCTGCCAATGAAGAAGTTCCTTTTGTTCGTGTGTTCTCACATGGCTTCCAAGGTCCAGGTGGTTGGTACATCGAAAGCTCATTGAGCACTATTGGTCGTAAAGACCCTGTCGGTGAGCTGAACCAAACACTCTGGAATACTGGTGGTGATGAAGGTAAAGAACAAGCACGTAAACAAAAGCGTAAGTTGCAATTTATCTCAAACATCTACGTTGTAAAGGATCCTGGTAATCCTGAGAACGAAGGTAAAGTATTCTTGTACAAGTATGGCAAGAAGATTTGGGATAAGATTGAAGCTCAAATGAATCCAGAGTTTGAAGATGAGACAAAGGTCAATCCTTTTGACATGTGGCAAGGCGCCGACTTCAAGCTCAAGATTCGTAAAGTAGCAGGCTATCGAAACTATGACTCGTCAGAGTTTGAGTCTCCTGCCCCCTTGCTCGAAGATGATGAACGTCTCGAGACTATCTGGAATAAACAACATGGTTTGAATGAGTTTGTAGAACCTGCAAACTTCAAAAGTTATGATGAATTGAAACAGAAGCTCGATCGCGTCCTGGGCAAAACAGTATCTACTGCTACGGCTGCTGATACTGTCATCGAGCAAGAAGAAAGTTCTTGGGAACCTACAGAATCGTCTACATCAACCCCTCTCTCTCAATCTCCTCAGGTTGGTGATGACGATGATGATATGTCGTTCTTCAAGAAGCTCGCTGAAGAAGACTGATTTAACAAAGTCTGTTCAGCGGAAAGAGGGTGCTTCGGCACCCTCTTTTTTTTATATGCCAGCAGGGGCGCCAACGCCCATTGGATTAAATGAATTTGTTTGTGATGCTGTCTTAGAATTATTAGACTGATCAATGTTATTGATTACAGTAACCTTACCAGGAGCAGCATCCATTGCAGGCTGGACGTCTTGAGCAGCAACCTTGGTTTTTCCTAGTCTTCTATTGATTTGTCTTAGTTCGTTTTCGTCGTTAACAGATAAACCGAAGTTTGCTTCTTTTCTTCTTAGCATATCTCTACGTGCTACATCGACAGAAGGTGTAGCATCAGGTTCTGTTACAGGACTTGGTGGTATTGAAACAGGTGAAACATCAGTCTGTGCGGCCTTCTGTTTTTCCAACTGTCCTCTACGATACTCTTCTGCGTTATTAGTTGATAGCATCTCTGCTGTACCAGCTTCATTGTTGTTCGCAAATTCTCTTACTGATGCTGGTACAAAACTTTCCGGAAGGCTGTTAGCGACATCTTTAACGAATCCAACAATCTTGTTGTATATACCAAGAAAGAAGTTAGCTATAGCAGCCATACCGTCTTTGAGTTTGTAAACACCCATCATTAATGTTTGGCCTACACTTTCAAAGCCTAATGAATCTGTTACTTTCTCAAGTAAAAGTTTTAACCCTAAAAATGCAGCACCCAGTGCTAAACCAATAGCTACAAACGGTGCTGCTGCAACTAAGATAGGTGCTAATGCAGTTGCCAGTCCTGTTAGAGTACCAGTAATGGCTGGAACAAAAGTAGTCAACATGAATCCTTTGAATAAAAGGAACCCAGCTTTAAGTAGCTTCATAGCTTTTATTACTGGACTAAGTATTTTACCAGTGATGGTCTTTAAGGTCTCAACAGTTTTTTGAACGAACTCTTTTTGCATAAAGGTAGCATATGCTAACTTATTAGCTTGCAATATTTTTATCGCTTTCAGTATCTTTGGTATGGCTACTAAAGCCAATCCACCGATCGCAAGAGTAATGGTTCCCCATCCTGCCTCAAACTTACCTATTTCTGTATCAAGGTTTTCAAGAACAGAAGAAATGACTGCACCAGCTAACAATAGTTTGCCAATGAGGCTCATTTTTTTCTTTGGCGTTGCATCTTCTTTTACATCTTTTTCTTTAGATGCAATTGGTCCTGCAACACCAAGATCTGCATTCATTGCGGCGGATTTTCTACCAAGCATACGCTCCTTGGCGGCATCAGTCTGACCTTTAACAAGTAATTTGAGAAAATGAACAGTCTTTTCAGTAGCGGCAGCTATTCTGCCAAGTAGTCCATTACTATCCCCAGTATTCTTAACAATCTTCTTACCATCCCCACCTCTACCACCAGCAGCACTATCCAAAAAGGATTTGATAGGTGCAGCAGCTTTTATAAAAGGAGACACAGTCGCACGTGCTACAGCTTTAGCAGGATCAGTAACTGCTTTTATAGTTGATCTAGCTGTCTGTGCACCTATTTGACCTAGTGTTGGAAGAGCCATTATTGTTCTCGTTTTTGCCGTTCTTTTTCTTGTTCAAGATGTTTAATTAATAGTGTAACATAAATCTCATATTCAAATGGTATCATATTTTCAAGAGTATCTGTATCATATTTATGATGCTGAGCCAGACTAAAATTTAGATTATAATAGTTCGTTACGCTATTATGACTCAGCATTAGGTAAAAAAATCTGATACACCGGTCAGTTCAATCTTTCTTTCGTTGCCATTTGAGTTTGTATACTCAATTGTATGTTTGATTGATGGCATTGTGTTGAAGAAGTCAATAACTTGTTCCATTTGAGCTTGTGTAAACTGATCAATAAACTCTGTCTTCTCTTCATCGGTATGAGAGGCAAAATCAATTACCTCATCATCTGTAAACACTTTGTCAATCGATTCTTTGATTACGTTAATGGATTGTTCAATCTCATCTTGCTCGCTAGCAACTCTTGCAGATACGTCTAGTGTAGGATATCTTAACAAAATACCAACACCTTCAGACAACTCAATACTATCTGTATGGCCTTCTACTTCTGTTAGACCAATGGTATCTAAATCTACTTTAAATTCATACTCTTGTCCATCTTCGTTGTCTTCAAATGTCAACGTACTTGTTGAACCGACACTTTGTTTCCTCAGATGAAGTAGAATATATTCAATTACAAAACTTGGTGTATTGTCAATGTCCAAAGTACCTTCAACAATACAATTATTAATAACTTGCTTCATAGCAAGAACCATTGAAGAAGGATCATTACTCTGTTGCGCTAACAATAGAATCTTTTCTTCTTTCATTTTATATGGTCGCATGGTTAGTTTCACGTCCACAACAGGAACAGTCACATGAAAGATAGGACTGTCAATTTTAGGCAAAGCCATTATATAACCTCATTAGTTAAAATTTAGTAATCCACCACCTGTGATTACATTCACCGCATCTCTTACGCTAGATGGTAGAGGATCCGAAGCACCAAACGCTTTGAATCCTGTTTCAAGGGCGCCAGTGATCTGGCTACCAATTCTCGCATCAATACCTGATAATATATTAGGAAATTTGCTTTGGGTGCTATCCCGGACAGCATTGTCGTACCAGTCTCTGTATGCAAACTGTACTGGGAACGAAACAACTGAATCCGTTGCTGCCCAATTTAAATTTATTGGACTCAGTTGAATTGGATAGGCGTCATTAAAGAAGCATTCATATACTACATCGCCAAGCTCGTTATAGCCAACAACAGCAATCTGACAAGTAAACTGATCGTAGTAATTTACTAGGTGTGCGCCACCTCTGTTTTCAGCCTGCTTACCTGGCTTCTTGACAATACCATCGTGCCAGCCAGAAAAGAATCTCCATTCTCTATAGTCAGCAGAAGATAAAAATGTCACACCAAGGTTTGGATACAATGTATATCCTGCAGGCATTTGTCGTTGGTTACCAAATCCCATAGGCTGGTGATTGAATGCATTAAGATTCTGACCAGGTAATTCTGTAGCTTCGGTTCTAAACAAGAGATAAGAAGTGTTCTGTCCAACTAACATTCTAGGAGGTGTAATATACACTGCATACCGGGATGGTCTAGCAACACCTTTATCTAGATTGGCTTTTATTTGCTCTACACTAGATAAACCTGTACGTATTCTAGCATCTGCAGATATTTCACCTGTTATCAGACTTCTGACACCATCAATGCCTTGATTTATAGAGCTCGTAGCATCTCTAAATTTCCTGGCCTTCTTTTTGAACTCATTAATCTTACTGAGAATACTCATTATTTGGATAACCTTCTAGAATCCTTATATACAGTATTTATACTTGCTTTCTGGAAGCGCTGAGTAGGAAGCATTAATGCAATGTCCCACTTTTCTGGTTCAATGAATAAGAACCTAGACGTTACGTTGCTATACAAGTATCTT